GCGTCATGAGCGATGGTGAGGATGACTTTAGTCATCATATCTCCCATCATCCAGCCTCTTTGTCTGGATACCAGCTCGTAGTTTCCGAGCTGGTCGGGCACGAAAAAGAATCGTGCCCCGTTGTACAGGGTCTTACCCAGTACAGCGAGCCCCACCGGAAAGTCCGGTAGGTGCGATGACAGTTTAATCAAAAACTGCCATATCTGACGGGAGACCGTCAGATTTCCGAAGTCAGTGGCTTCAGAAAGATCTGTGCTCAAAGCATAGATCGTGGCACCTTCAGGAAGGTGCTGCCACTCAGCCGACTGTGGGTTGAGCGTCTTCTGGAGGAATCTCCAGAGGTGGCGGTCTGCCTTCAGACCGCTCCTTACATGCTTATGCTGTAAGGTTGCCTGGTACATGTGTGCCAGGACGCCCATTATAACTTGATAGGCGTAGGGCGCGATCGTGATCGTTCGCGCCTTTGAGGGTTCCACTACGGCGTGGACTCTCACACACCTCACATACGTGGGGTGGTGTAGGGCGGTTTGGACCGCCCAGTCAAGCACATCCTTGGGTGTGCGGACGGGCCGGGGCGTTATTGCCACCGGCTCCAAGGTCTGAAGATTGTATTCAAACCTTAGCACACGCTTCTTCGCGAGCGTGTGCTGGAGGAAGGCAGTCTTGCCTCCCTTTTGCCTGGATGATTCCAGACAAGCGGTCGTGCCCACGGACACGACTGCGTTAGCACCTGCGGTGTTAACGGCCATCCTGGTAGCGTCCAGGAGGAACGGTTCGGGGATGTTAGCTTTAGAAGCTGGCTCCCGGACCGTGCTCTTGAATTTCTCAAGAGAACGGGCAACCATGACGTTGTCCGCCATGCCTGTAGCCCTGGTTTGGCACCAGGTCAACAGGTAACGACCCAGCTCGGCTGGGGACCCGAACTCAAGCTTTTGCTTAAAGAGCTCGTAGTACGGCAACATATGTGGCCGTACACAGTAGGCATCAAGCCTACCGGAGAGTGCGAACGATTTCCGCATTCCCTTCTTCAGACTCTTAAAGTCTGATTGAAACTGCGCATAGTTGTTAGCGCAGTTCTCTAACGCCCAACGCGTTAGACGATCCACCTGTTTATCACAGGGGGATTCGGCCGTACAATAGTACGGCAACACCGCCGCATTGGCGGTGTGGAACCAGGACCTAACCCGGTTCAAGTGTCCACCTTCCAGTTGGACCCTCAAACGTCTTTTGAAGACGTCCGAAACCTTAAAATAAAGGTTCCGCAGCAACACTTGTTGCTGGTCTCTCGGACACAAATCCGAGAGGTACTTCGGTGCGCTACGCGTACCGAGAAATCTCTCCAAAAAGGAGGGACTGATCCGACGTTCGAAAATGTCGGACACACTTCTGATTTCACAGAAGTAATCCTCGAGTCTTTGCTCGAGCGT